CCCAGTGCACACTGCTTTATTTTTTGACAATGAAGGGTCGCAGCCAGTGGTGTGCACGGATGTCGTCAAGCGACATTCGGGTCCTACACAATCACCCGTTTCATTTGACGTCTATGCACCTCGTCCACATTTCAGCATTTCATTCCATGGAGGATTACGCATCTCAATTGGAATCAAGTGGGTCCTCAAAAAAAAGGTGCAAGGAAAACTCCACGTTCAGGATGTACTCGGTCATGTAAGTGTTCACTCCGCCTTGGGTGCCAAGTAAAACTTGAGCTCACCCAGATTTGCCACCGTGTATCGAAACACAATGGGCATGTTTTCTTCATCCGCGTGTTGCAATAGCTGGACACTCGCACAAAGACTCGTCGCCCGTGTAAACATTGTAATGTACTTGAGCGAAAATATATTTCCGAGTGGCTTTTTACTTCCGGGCTCTACACACTCGATGACCGTCTTTTGATTTGCAAACCCACCTTCGCACTCGAGCTCAAGCGCGTGCTCCGTGCGCGTGATCCGAATATCATTCGCCAAGTTATTCATGTCACGCGTGACACGCTGAAAGTCGACGCTCGGAATTGTCGTGAGAATATTCATCTCAATTTCCGGAACGGACAACATGTCATCATTAATGTCAAGCAGCTTAAACTCGAATGACGTTGATGACTTTTTGGCTGCACTCTCGACGTGAATGTGGAGCAAGTAGTTGTCGTCGATACGCATGCTCAGTGTGTCAGTGTTGGTCACAGACTTGAGCAACTTGTATGTGTTTGACACGTTGAGTCCTGCTGTATGTTCTTGCTCGCAGTGATACTCTTCAAAGTTTTCAGCTGGCATCACGAGATGTACCAGCGTCACCCGCGCAGTATCAAGAGTCACAATCGACAGTCCCTCTGGTCGAAAAATGAGATTTACGTCGTTGATGATATCCTTGAGGACTTCAAAAACTGTACGAAATGCACTCGCCTGAATCGTCTTGAAACGAACCATAATAAACTAGAGTGGGTTTGCTTTATTTCATTCCCTTTTGATAGGCATCCATCACTTTTCTGTTCACTCTTTCCTCGAGTTCACGTGTCATCGGAGGCGCCAGAGGTGCATTGAAGTTGTCAATGTCAAAGTAGTCTCCGGCGTCGTTGCCGTCCGTGTCATCCAGACTGGATACGGCGAGCCCCGACTGATCAAACTCTTCTACGCGCTCCTCTGGCTTCATTGACTCGATCCATTTACGGACGTCATTCCCTACGAGCAACTTGCCGTCATTGGTTACGAGTGTGGGTACACGAGTGATTTGTCTGGATGGGACACCGTGGGTTGAAACGTTGTGGACCCGTATGACATGAACGAGAGATGGATTTTCACGAATTTCCTGAAGAACCTGTGCACAATAAGGACACTTGTCACTATAGACCAGGGTGGCCATTACTATTAGTAACTTTTTGTACTCAGGGGGGAGACGCGCCCCTTTTTTCTCGATTACTACTAATATGAAGGACATTGTAGTATTTATCCTGCTGGCAATTTTGGGATTTTTGTTATGGAATCGCGGTATGGTTATGCGAGGGGAAGGATTTACTGATGTCAGTGACAAGGTTTCGGTGAACCCAGCTACGATTCAAACCATCATCAATGCAATTCAGGCTAAAAACCCCGATGTTTACCCAGTCCAAACAATATACATCAACCCGATGGAGGGTGACAAGGGATCCTCAATATTCAACGCGAGAATAATGTTCATCAATACCCGTGGGTACTTTGGTGTCCAGTATGACATCAAGGCTGATGCTGACGGCAACATACTGGAAATGTCAGAGCAGCCCCAGCCTGGTATAGGCGCCGCTGATGTGTTTGAGCCTTTTGGTGGCGGCGACTCGTACACGACGTTTGAGGATACCCAGGTTGCGCTGGACAAACAGTTTGGTGAGCTCAAAACACAGGTTCCAGGGTTTCAGTCCAAATTGGACACGTGGTTGGAGCAGATGCGCCAGTCGACAATGGCAAACGCAGCCACATCTGCGTGGACTGGGGCAGTCTAAAATGTAATTTACTTTTAGGAAATGATATCGGCTCAGGAACTCGCTGATAAAGACAAGAAGAGGCTTGAGGTCCGAAAGACGACGTACAAAGCAATTCTCGAACAGCTCTGTCGCAAAATCAAATCTGCGTCAGAACTTGGAGAACGTTCCGTATTTTTGACAATTCCAATGTTTTTGATAGGATATCCTGCGTATGACATTGAAAAGGCGACAGATTACATTCAGCGTCAGCTTGACCGACTCGGATACAAGGTTATCAAGGTGGCACAGGGCACTTTGGGCGTCAGTTGGGGAGACACAAAGCCAAAAGGTCCAGTGATTATCGATCACTCTGCTGAAGAGACGACGAGGAACATATCATTGCCATCACTGGCAAACCTTCAAAAAACAGCTGCGAAATTGCGTGGAAAGAAATAACTTGAGTAACATCAATGGACTCGACAGCCATCCTTGTCGAGGCGGAACGCAAATTTATGATCAAGCTGTGCAATGCTATGACCCCAGTGATGATTGATTCGTTTTACGAGTTGTACAAAAAGTCTATTGAAATTTCAAAGGGTCGCCAGACATTGATTCGCTATCAAACATTTCTTCAGGAGGTTCAGCACTGGAACAACACCATGGTCAAGCAGCACACTGATACCATCATCAAGTCGTGCTCCATGTTTCCAAACTTGTTGGCGGCAGTGTTTGTCATCTCCGTGAAAATCATGTCCGCGGTGCGTATTTCGTCAGATTCCAAGAAGATTAACATCAAGCTGCCATCGAATGACGTGTTTGTGCATTCATGCTACATCGCAGCCGCAAAGAGTCTGTACGAGGATCCGTATGTTGTTGTTGATAAGATGACTGATCAGGAGCGTCGATCAAAGATGACTTCTCGTTTCAGCGACCTCATAAAGGAGGTGATTGATGATTTCATTCCAGTTCAGCAGATTCTTGACACGTACATTCCCAACTTTACAGGTGAGCTTGACATGTCTGGTGGTATAGCAGAAGACCCAGCCGACCCTGAAATGGCAGAGGATGAGCCCATGCAGGTTGCAACACCCCTTCCAAATACAGAGCCAATGGAGGAGGGAACGCCCGCAGCGCCCGCAGCGCCCGCACCCGAAGGCACGCCAATGGAGGAGGGAACGCCCGCAGCTGAGAACACACCAATGCCAGACGACGTCAAACAAGTTCCTGTGAAGATGCACCACGAGACGTTGTTTGACGACGCTCCTGACAAGTAATTTTCGTAATGTACAGTAGATGGATCATCATTTCCGTGACCCTATGAGCGCAGCTGCAATTGCAGCTGTAGCAACGATCGCCTATGTGTACATTCGTTCGTCAATGAACAATGAAAAGGCGCTCCCAAACTCTGCATATTTTAAACCAGCGTTCCTCGTCGGTCTTCTCGTGTACATTATCGTTCATCAGGGGAATGCTCATCAAGAGACAATAGCGACGACACCATATTAGTTTCTTGATTAAATATAAATGCCAAAAAAGAAATTAAACTTGCGTCGGGTTGTATTAAGTCACGAGGCTATGAAAACTGTAACAGATCCCCCACCCGAAGTTAAGGCTGCGATGCGGAAAGCGGCAAACTATATCTCAGCTGAAATGGTCAAAAACATGGCGGTTATGTCAAACAAAAACGCACCGGCACATAAAAAAGGTCCTGGACCAAAAACCGTAACAATGCAACGCAAGGGGCGTTTCGTTGTGACAGGAACTACTTAAAGTATAGAACGTACATTACTTCAATGGCGACCACGACGAATGCCTTCAATGATATGATGCAGCAGTTTCTCGACGAGCTTGTTCTCACCTTTCCCAATGAGAAGAAGCTGACCAAGTTTCAGAATTCCTTTGCCATTTTGCGCAAGGCGAATGCGAAAAAGCCTCTGAAGGAGTTTATGGAGAATGTAGGTCCTTATGCAAACCATTTGATGCAGAAGGATGAGGAGTTTTTCAAGACGCACGCGTCTGAGGTGCCGTTTCTGGATGACCTGGATATTCCTCGTCTGTGGACCGATGATCTGTCTGAGACGACCAAGAATGCCATCTGGCAGTACCTGCAGACGTTGTACATTCTGGGCACGACAATCTCAGCTCTTCCAGCAGACACTCTGAACATGATCGAGTCTGTGGCTCAGAAGTGCGCATCGCAACTGCAGGACACGGCAACCGCCCCAGATGGTACAATTGACGAGGAGGCGCTGATGAATAGCATGAACGGTCTCATGTCATCACTGCTCAAGGGTGGCAAGGGACCTCTTATTTGAGCCCAACGGACTTGTCCGCAAAAAATCTCCATGTAAAATAGAAGACGATGATTGATCTACGTGATTTAATTGCAAAAGATAAACTTCTCGATTTTTGGCCAACTGCTCGTCAGACGGCTGAAGAAAGAGTCCTTGCAACAACCCGCTTTATATTGTATGCTATAGTGCTCGTATATATTATTCGTCGTGACGCTCGCGTCGTTGCTCTCGGAGTTCTTGTACTTGCTGCTCTTTATGTACTTTACGGTATGAACATGATACCAGACGGTAAACGTGTCGTTATGGCTGGTCCTAAAGCAGTGAGTGGACTGCGCATGCCTACACGCGACAATCCCATGGCAAACTTTATGTTGGGCGACGACCCGAGTTTTAATCAGCAGGCGCCTTGGTATCCAAGCATGAAGAAGGAGGTGCAGCAGGAATGGATGTCCATCCACCCATTCGAACGTAAACGTGATGCAGAGCGTAATTTCTACACGACAGCCGCGTCAACCTGGCCAAACGACCAGGCTGCGTTCACAAATGCAGCATTTGGTAAGCCATTTGCACCAACGTGCCGTGACGATCCTGCATCATGCAATCCAGATGGACCATATGCCCGTGGTCCAGAGCCAATCCAGTTGCGTGGTGGCAATGGTCGTTAAGGTGCGACGCCCGTTGGACTAATAAAAATCTCCATCACAATTAATAATGCCGAGCAGTATACTTCAGCCCGGACTTCTCATGGTTGAAGAGGGTATATATTACGGTCCCAAAAACACAAACTATGAGGTGATGGTGATGACGGATGACGCCCTCCGTTCCCAGACGACATCTCGCAACAACAAGTACTATGCTGACAAGCCATACGACTTTCCAGACTTGTACATTGTCGATCCAGTAAACAAGTTTTTGTCATGGGATCCGACAAGTACGTATTCTATGTATCAGTCAATGTCATACGCTAAGCGCTATCCAACTGATAAGTAGGTCCGTTGGATAAAAAATAAAGAGTAAATAATAGATGGATCCCTTCAGCCTTGCCGCCGTTGTAGGATTGGTTTTCGCCGGAAAGAAAATCAGCGACGCCAAGGAAGATCAGGCTGTGCAGGCAACTATGCCTTCTGCAGTCCCAGCACCAGACCAAGTTTCAAAGTTTGACCTTGTCCAATACAAGTTTGCCCAACAGGATTTCCCCCTTGATCCTCTGAACACGCAGCCAAATTCAGGGCGTGGTTTCTCAGGCGGATTCCGTCTGCCACCCAAGGATGCCATTCCCAGCTTATCTGACACTGTACCAAACGGATCTCGTTTTCCGTTTGGTCAGCCAGTGTACACAACGGATGGAAGCCGTGAGCCAGTGACGAACAAAATGAACAATGTAACGCCCGCAGACAAAGTGTACGTCGGACGTGGTCTCGGTCTCGCGCCAGACGTTCCCGCATCAGGTGGTTTTCAGCAGTTCTTCCGCATCATGCCAAACAACATGAACGAGGAGCGTCTAACCAACCTGCCAGGCACGTGGGGCGGTCCAGCCAACCCAGTCATCAAGAATGGAGGCTCGACTTTTGGTATGATTTCTCATCCTGCAAAGGCGTCAAAGACTGCCACCCACGATCCCATTCAGAGCAGAGGACAAGGACAGGGTGGTGCCATCACGGCACCAGAGGGTCGTCCGGATTTCCAAAGAACACGTCGTACAACGAATCGCCAGGAGACTGGTTTGCGTAAGGATGGTCTCGAAATGGGAGCTGCGCAGTACATGGTGTACGAGGGATACGGATCTGCCTACGACGATCCAATGCGCTGGTCAAATAATCGCATCAATCCTGATCGTGCCGGTAATGGTGGTCGTATGAATGTTCGCGCAGACCCTGTTGGTGCTGTCGGTGCAAATACAACCACGCGCCTCGAGGCTGGTGCTCTCCCGGTTCGTCCCGCCGACGGAACTCGTGGTGGAACTACAGGTTCTCGTTACGTTCGTCCACAGTATGACAGACTTAATGTGTTCAAGGGGCAGACGGATTTCCGTTCAACGACAAATAATCTGGGTCTGGCGTCCAAGGTGCTCAACAACAACCCTTTTGCACATACATTTTCAGCCAAGGCGGAGACTGGCACGCCACTCGTCCAACCCGTGAATTAAGTTTATCACGTAACACTAAAAGATGCAAATTTGGAAGTGGCTTCTTCTCCTCGGTCTTTTGTTTTTGATTACATATCAGCCATCTCGGGGCGGGGGAAACCTAGTAAATTATTTTATTCACGGAAAAGTAGGAGGGAATGAATTCCCCGAGCGAGCAACCATGTCGGGAGAGGCACAAAAGTATAGCGATTCCAGTGACGACGATAAACAATAAGCAGTATATGCTTATTGTTCACGATCGTCGATACCAGGAGTGGACATTTGTCACCGGTGGGTGCAGACGACGTGAGGTGATCAATCCGTTGCGTTGTGCCGTTAGAGAACTCGAAGAAGAGACACGTGGAACCATCAACTTAAAACGTGGTTCGTATTCGTATTTCCAGTTTGCAACCAAGTACAAGGGACCAGGTGACTCAGAAGCGGACATTGAGGATGATGTGACGAGTATATATCATGTATATGTCATTGATCTCCCGATGACTGCACATGAGCACACGTACATCATTCGCCGTTTCAACGAGGAAAAGTCAAAGATGGAAAATCATCAAACATATTTTCGTAAAAACTATGACGAAAACGATGGAGTTGAATTTGATACACTCGAAGGCATCACAGCGCGTGAAAACCTATGGGATATGATACGTACACACGTTATTTCAAACCCAGATTTTCACGCAGCTCTTTCCTCATCCCAACGCGACTCTTTTTATTTTAGGTCGTAATAGTAATGC